TGGTTGTCAGAAGGAACTGCATTAGGAATGCGACGTAATCAAGATTTCATTGATTGGGATGATGATGTCGATATAGGCATTCCTATACGATATCTTCCACAATTTAAAAAATGTGCGGTTCCTTTACTAAAACAACAGGGGTTTTTATTTGGCAATAAACTTCAAAATGGTACTTTTTGGAATTTATTTCGAAATAATGAAAAAATAGATATTGATTTCACAGGTTATAATAATCAGTGCATGTCTGTATACAATAAACCATGTGAATTCATTATAGATACATTATCACCTTTTCAATATGTTTTGTTTAAAAATAATTGGTTTGCTATACCAAGTGATAAATATTTTGAAACTATATATGGACCTGAATGGTATATACCTACACACAAAAAGTCCAGTAATTATTATACTTTTTGCAATAAAACATCCAAGTACGTGTAATACTTACATCAACAGTATTTTTATTATCCAAATGGACATTTTAAATTCCAAAAGTTTAAAATCATAAATAAAATGTTTTATTTATGATTTATAAATGTTGTCTGAAAAAGAAAAGAGACTTTTATCTATCAGAGAAAAAGGTGTACCCCCTTCATTACAAACTCCTGCCTGGGGAGATAAAGATCCTTCACAAGTTGCAGAACAAATGATTACTGAATATAAAAAAAATCCAATTAAAGCATACCAATCTTCAAGTTTTGTAGAATGGGCAAGTAAATCAGAAAATATTAAAAAATATCTTGATGTTCATAAATTTAGAAACAATATATCTGGTAAAGATGTCTTAGTTCCTAAATTAAATGGCAAACCTTTTATAGCATATGATTGTATGTTATTAACTGATAGAGAGTGTCTAAATGGTTCAGAGTTATGTACGAGATTTAATTCTACAGCAAATGAAGGTTTAGCAACGATTTGTAATGCATATATTCATTATTTAGGAAAAGAACCAAATGGTGCTCCTACACCTCGACTAAATACATTAATTACAGAAATATGCAATAAACATCCTAATTTAGACGAGTGTAAATGTGTTAATAGATATACTCAAGAATCTTGGCAAAAATGGGGCAATGATTTATTAACACATGGTAGTTATACACCTATTGGTTCATCCGAATCTTTAAAAAAAATACCTCCTGCCAAATGTTGGTATCCTAATTGTCAATATGCATGGATATGGGTTGATTCATCTGCATATCCACCTGATAAATGTGGTGATATTTATTATTGTAAACAGAAAATCAATATATCAAATGACACCAAAATTATAAACAGTGTTATAAACATGTTTGAAAGCGGATGTCAATGTCAATATGATAATGATTGCAATACAGCAAGTGGTAAGAAATGTGTTAATAATAAATGTGTTGAATGTGATATAACTGCTGATTGTCCTGTTGGTAAAGTATGNGTTGATAGACAATGGTGTCGTGAATGTATTGATAATAAACAATGTCGTACAGATCAGGTATGTAATTCATTAGGTAATTGTGTTGAATGCGAACTAAAATCAGACTGTCCTGGAAATTTACAATGTGAAAACTATAAATGTGTTGAATGTTCAGATACTATTTTATGCCCTGACAATAAAAAATGCATTAACAACAGATGTTACGATTGCTTAATTGATAGTGATTGTAGTAGTCAACAAGAATGTGTCAATAATATGTGTACTGATAAAAGAAAAACAACAGATACTAATTATATATTCTATTTGATTATCGGTATAGTTATAATACTAATCATATTTTTAATTATTTTTATATTACTAACAAACGAAGACGATGATGANCAGTATGATTATGAGGATTATGATTATAACTAAGTTCTAATTAAATTATTCAAAAGAATTAAGTTATCTTGTAGTGAGTTTATAAATATCTATTAGTTGTACAAATAATAGATATATGTGTTATCACATGCGACTCTTTTTTCCAAATACTTTTTGTAAATGACATTCTCGGATAATACGTGATATAATGACAATAGTCGTTTATTATTTTTTTTAAAAAAAATATATATTATATTATTAAATGGGCGGAAAAAACTCAAAAATGTCTGCTACTAATACAGTACAAAATACTATATCAACATCTATTAGTAATTCTGTAAAAACAACGAATGCTTCTACACAAAAAACAAATTCTATCACTAAACAAGAAGTGAATCTGGCATGCCTTTTAGGATATAACTCAAATATTAGTATAGAAAATCGTGCGGATGTAAGCATCACCACTGTTCAAGATGTCAAAAATCAAAACATGACACAGATGACTTCTAACATTAAAAATGACCTAATGCAAGAATTGAAAAATCAAATGAAAAATGTCCAAGCATCGTCTATTAGTGATTTAGCTAATCTTGGTGGTTCAAAATCAGAACAAGAAATTAATAATATTGTACAAAATTCTATCAATGCCACTATTACTAATGAAACCCTGACAAAAAATCTAACTACCGCTATTACTGGTAATAAAGTCAATCAAGTTATTAACACAGGAGGTAATTTTAATACGATTAATTGTAAACGAGATTGTCCTGAAATTGAAATAGATGATAAACAATCTGGTATGAAAATAAAAACTGCTTCTTGTACTACATTAATTAATTCTACTGCAAATTTGAGAAATTACACCACTGTACAACTTATTGCACAACAAACTGCTGAAAATCTTACAAATGCTCTTATGAAGAATGAAAACTTCAATAAAATCGTAACTGCAATTGAAAATGAAATGACTAGCAAACAACAAGGTATGTTTGCACAAATCGCAGATAATATTATGCAAGGTAGTGCTAATATATCTAAATCGTTAGGTAGTATCGGAGTTATAATAGGAGGTATAATCGGAGTTATTATTATTGGTGCTCTTATCTATTTTATATTTAGTTCATTTTCAGGAGGAGAAGATTATGGTCCTCCTCCAATGAGACAGCCATCCATGGGTCCTCCTCCAATGAGACAGCCATCCATGGGTCCTCCTCCAATGAGACAGCCATCCATGGGTCCTCAATACTCAAATCAATATTAATTATTATAATTTATGAATTATAATAATACTTAACAATTATATGCATATTAATTGTTATTTAAATAATATTTGTATCATATAACAAATGGTAACTCCTGGTTTTTTTCAATCAATTGTAACACCAAACTACCGTACTTGGATAAGTGATAAAAATATACGCTATGTTCAATATGAAGTAGCACGGCGTTTATCAAAAGAGTTTACTAGTTACAATGAAGTAGATTATGATCTAATAAGAGAACGATTAAACGATACACTAAACGAATGGAGAGGACCACTTACACTCAATGAATTATTAGAAAAAGTAATTTGTGATTTTGTAAGTCAAATACGAACTGAAATTGAATGGCATACACGGTTTGATAATTTCAATCCACGTACATTGTACTATCCAGGTACTGGAATCACAAGAGAAGAAAAAGTTAAATTAGCAAAACCAAAAAAATTCACATTCACTATGAAATACTAAATAGCACTATTGTATTTTTATTATTGGATACTTTCGAAATCCATTGAATAACATTACTTCCATTATAATACTATATTGTTGAATATCAAACATATTATTATTATCGATTTTATGTATGTTGATGTAATCTATCACGTCTTTTATTGTTAATTTAAATAAATACAGGTTATTTATTTTCATCTTATGCAACAATGTATTTAGTTTTGTTTCAAAACGAAGAAAGGTACTCGAACTTATAGTTTTTATAGATGACATATGATATAATACTAGATACTTATGAAATAATTGTAATAATTTATTTTTTTCATACACAGATAATAAAAAAGGTATATGAAACTTACTATAATACGTTTTATGTTTTTCAATATTAATTACATATATATTCATGTTTAGTATATTCTTTTATAATATAATATTATATTATTATAATAATGGTAAAATGTCCTAATGGTAAAATTTTAAGAAAAGGATACACACGAAAAGATGGAACTTACGTATCACCATCTTGTGTCAAAGATATGGGGAAACCAGGAAAAACAAAACCATCACAAAAAGTTCTACCTCGCCCCACCAGTGGTGGATTATCACAGTATGGATACGAAGACATAAGGCATAAGACTGCACGCCAACGACACCAGTCTTTAACAAAAGCCGTACAAAAAGATGGTTATGCAACTATCGTTCGTCGTTTAAATTTATTAGCAAATTATAATAAAAATACTACTCCTAGTCTTCATGAAATTATGCGTCGTGATTTAGCATGGATGAAAAAAGAATTATACTCTAAATATTCAATCACTGCAAATAAATAAAATTATACATAAAAAGTACTTATATATAATAATGTCAAAATTCTAAACATTTAAAGATGGATTTCTCAATAACCTCGAAGTATCAAATCTGAATGTTAATAGTATCGGTTCAGATAATGGTAGTAATACTATTGTCATTGAAGTGTCTGAGTTTGTTATAAATGGTGATACTATTATGAACAATACTACTATTCAACATATTACTCAAATACAACAAGAACTTACTTTAGAATCCAATAGTACATTTAATATTAATGAAAATGTCACTATTGATATAGGCAACCATACGACAGTCAACACACACGAAACTATATTGAACATAACTGAAAATCAATATTGAACGTCGATAATTCCACTATCAACACCACCAATATAACATTTGATGTTAGTAATTCCGTGTTCAACATTGATAATGATTGGTAATTTAAATATGGATAATGCAACATTAGTCACAACTAGTATATCATCTGGTACTGGAAATATTAGTTTTAATAATATAAATTTAAATGATACACAGGTGATTAGTGCAACAACACTTAATGTACCAGGTATATTATCTGGTACTGGAAATATTAGTTTTAATAATGTAAACTTAAATAATGGTGACACACTTAATTCATCAATTGTTAATTCATCAACTAATTTATCATTTAGTACACAAGATAATATTGAAATGAGGTTTAATAATAATAATACGATATCAATGTTTGATAATTATTTAATAGATGTAGGAAATATTAAAGTCATTGAAAAAAAATTTTCAGATAGTTCAATTCAAGTAAATCCTAATTTGAACAAATTTATTCCTATTATAAATGGTGATCCTAAAATTCGTTTAGTATTTGTATTTCACGATAATGGTTCGATAGCACAAGTAACAATATTTATTGATTGTTCTATAACAAATAATAATACTAATAATTCATATGACTTATTCATTCGTGATTCATCTGATACAAATAATCTTTTTGGTTACAGTAATGCTTATCAACATACAGCAGGTGTTACCTCATTTATATCATGTGTGTTATACAATCCACAAGAAACAACAACAGATATAAGCCCAGCTATTTTATCGAAAGATGATAATGGATTTACGATTGAGGTACGCGAAAGAACATCCATTAATGCAATTCAGGTTTCTCCTGTTGTTGAGGAATCAACTGTTGAGCCTGGATTTTTAGGAAATTTAAGTGGAATGGCATTTTTAAATGGTACATTAACCTATATTCTTAGAAAAAGTTAACAATGTCATTAGCAATGTATAATAATGTATTATAAATAATATTATTTATAACATATAAATGATTAGTGGATTTATACAAGATATACAAAACCATCCAATACGATATATATCTATTTATATAATGGTATTATCAGTATTTTATATATGGATGACGACACGAGTCCCTCCACTGCCAAGAAATCCAAAACACATAGATGCTATAATAAACACATTTGAAACATTTGATATTATTCATTTCACGTGTTTTGAATATACCAGTTATATTGGTAAGATTTTTCAGAAAAGTGCATATACACATATAGCGATGATAGTAAAATTAAGAGGACGTTACTATTTATGGGAAGCGGATAATCATAATGATATTAATAGACCAGGTATTACATTATTACCAATGAAAAAAATAATGGATGATTATCCAACAAATCATTATGCACTACAAAAAATAAATATACCAAATGATAAGAGAGAGAGAGCATTAAAAGAATTTGATAAATTGTATCAAGAACTAGAAGGGCGTGATTTTAAGTTTAGTATATCTTTATTTTTGAATGCATTGTATAAAAAGAATATTGAAACGACAGAAACAAGTCAAGACAAACTATTTTGTAGCGAATTGATAGCAGAAACATATAAACGATGTGGTCTAATGAAAGACGAATTACCTTCCTGGACCTATACACCTCGTGATTTTTATTTTAAAGACATACCATTAGAAAAAGATATAAGCTGGGGTGAAATTGTCCCTTTTTATGTAGATAAATAGAGTAAATAATAATATATTGTATTATTATTTACATAGGTTACTTATTATTTAGATATATAAAGAATGTTCATGTTTTGATTTCTTCATTCCATTCATTATAAATAATTCAAATACTTCCATTTCATTTTTAGACAACTTGATTCTCAGATTATTCAATTTAGATAGTAATCCACGGATTATCTGTTGGATTTTTACGTTCCAACTATATAATACATTATTATGTATAGTAGATGACAGTGTAGATTTATTTAAGTCAAGCAATTGTTCTATATAATCAGTATGTTTATTATGTGTCTCGGTTACTATAAAATGGATCACATCATTCATACTATCAAACACTTCCTCCCATATATATTTTTCTCCATAATGTTTGCTAGGTAAATAATCTGCTATAATTATAATAAAATTGTTTAATATTGCATGTATTGAATTTGTCTCCTTTAACAGTCTTTGAAAATTAGATGATACAGATTCATCAGTTAATGCGTCTTCTTTTTCTTTTAGTGTATTCATCTCTGTTATTAATGTATATACAAATCCATCAATATATTTATATAATGTTTCGATTTCAGTTTTTGCAAATTCTTCACGTTCTGTTTTATTCATTCCTTCATTCATTACTAAAATACAATATAAATAATTAACAATAAGTTAAATCATCGAATTTTTTATATACTCTGCATCACTTTTCAATTGTTCCATTTCTATATTGACTTTTATACTCTTTTCAATTTTTATATATGGAATTCATTATATATCGATAACGATGGATGTTGTGTTGGTGGTTCTAAATATTGTTGATGATGAAAAACAGTTATTGGGATAATATTAAATTCAGAATCTTTTGGATTATATAAAATCACGTTTTTTGAAAAATCATTCTCTATAATAGTAGATGATAAATATTTTTATTAATAAGTTCAGACAAACTTTTTTACAAGTAATAATATAATGTTCTGCATAATTTTTATAAATGACAGGTATAGAAGAAACAGTAGGAGTAGAGAATATAATAAGAATGTTAGCATCTAATATAAATGATAATTTCATTAAACGTTTTAATGTTTGATATCTCCATAGTCGGTTAGGAGTACCATATAAGAAATAAGTGCGTAATATTTTAGAGGGAGAGTTTGTAATACGATGTATAAATTCTAAAATAACATCACCTGGTTGTGTTAAATCAATAATATCATTAATATGAAATCCGTTAAAAGGAGAAAGGTCATTGTCATTTTTAGAAATATATAAAACGATATCACTTTTTTTAGGTATATATAGTTTCCATTTAAAACATAATGAATGATTAAAAAACGATATTAAAATTGAATTAATAAATATAAAATCGTATAGATAAAGTGAATAAAAGAAAGATGATAATCGCAGGATTAGATGAAGCGGGTAAAGGAAGTGTGTTTGGTAATCTATGTATAGGATGTTATGTAATGAAAGACGATACTGAAATAGAAGCAGGTGATTCTAAGAAATATAGTAAAAAGAAGAGAGAACGATTATATAACGAGTTAATAGAAAAGGCACTAGAAATTCAATTATTTGAAATAACAGCAAATGAATTAAATGAAATGCACAACCAAGGTATGAGTATGATAGAGATAGAAGAATGGGGGATGTCGAATATCTTAAATGAATTAAAATGTAAGCCAGATAAAGTGTATATAGATGCAGCAGATGTAAATGAACAAAGATTTGGTATGCATATTGCGTCACGTTTAGACTTTGAAACGAGTATAATATCAGTGCATGGTGCAGATAATATATATCCAGTGGTAGGAGCAGCAAGTATTATAGCAAAAGTGTCACGAGACAATAATGTAAAAGAGTTAAACAAGTATTATAATGCAGATTTAGGTAGTGGTTATCCAAGTGATAAGAAAACAGTAAAATGGTTAGAGGAGTATTATAAAACGAATAAGGTATTTCCAAAAGAGACACGTATGTTTTGGAAGACGATAGAAAAAATTAAATTAAATATTTAAACAAGTGGTGTTGTATTCAATGTAATACATAATTAAAAAAAAATGATTTATTAAAAATAGAATACACAATAATAAAAATGTATGATCCTCACCAATGTGAAAAGTGTCAATCTATATTTCGGTCAATCCTTCGTATGCAAAGTGCATGGAGTTCAATGGTTAGTCAAGAAGACGCAACTGATTTCATTCGTGAAGTAATGGAGACTGAGCGGTGTGATGAGTTTTCCGATCTATCTTCTTTGAGAGAAGGAGTTGTGGATATGATAACACCAGAAGGTGTCGATCGTATTCGACAGTACAAGTGTACACAACAAGATGAGAAACGCGCTAGATATGCTATGCGTTATTATGACTATGACGTCAAGAAACAAGTAGTCAAGTCTCTATCTTGGTCCAATTGGTTGCGATACAACATTATAGACCGATATGATCGTTTAGTAGGATTTAATGGATTTCTTAATACAACGTGTTACAAAACTAAATATGGTGTAAGAAGTGAATAACAATCAGTAAATATATTTAAAATATAAATTTTAAATATAAATGTATTTATGAACCATAGGCTTCAGAAGCACGGAAATAACCACTTCCATCACAGCAGTCGCAGTGAAGAGGAGCGGGGTGGCAGCATCCAGCAGGGGGAGCAGTAGCGGTTAAAGTACACATGGGTGCGGCAGGGGCTT